AATCCGTCGCTGTTGGCGTCGGAATCAGTTGAGTGAATTCCCTCGTGTATCCCATAAGCCACTCGATCAGCTTCGGGTCTGTCTTTCCCCAGTTCCCCGATTGAAGGCTCATCCGTTCTTCTTCCGTAATCAGGCCCTTTTCCTGCATCCTTTTTAGGATTGCTCTGTGCCCAGACCCGCCCCAGCTGCTTGCCATTGGCGTAGGCCAGAATAACGACTCGCTCTCGTCTGTGCGGGGCATCGACACCACAAGCCGGAACAATAAACGGTTGAGCGGTGTAACCTTCGTTTTCCAGATCAGAAAGCACCTCGTCGAGTGCCAGATTGATGATCCCAGGCACATTTTCACCAATGACCCAAGTGGGTCGGAGTTCCCGTATAACCCGGAGCATTTCAGGCCAGAGGTAACGGTCATCTCCAACGCCTTTATGTTTCCCGGCCTGGGAGAAAGGCTGACAGGGGAACCCTCCGGAAATAATGTCAACTGTTCGTAAACCGGTTCTTTCATAAAAACTATCTCCAGTAAGAGTTCTGATATCCCGCCAGCGGGGGACGGAAGGCCAATGCTTTTCGAGTACTTTTGTTTGGAAATCAGCCCATTCGCATTGACCGACCGTTTTAATCCCCGCCATTTCAGCAGCCAGATCTAAGCCACCAATTCCGGAGAACAGAGATAGATGTGTAAGCATTTATCCTCACTCCGTAATCATCCAAGATTCCGGCAGAGATTCACACCATTCCCGGAATTCCTGCCATTCCTTAAGCTTATGTCCTTCCCTCTGCCGGTAAATATTCCGCAGAGCTGCATAGCTCATCATAACCGTGCGTTTCTGGATGTAGCTCTGAGGAAGAATCTGAACGATCTCCCGCCAGATGGCTTTCTTCGCTTCCGGGTCTTCCTCGCTGTGATACCTTCCTATCCGCACATTGATTTCATGGACGGCAGAAAGTAACGCATAACTGTGCTTGGCGTCCGTCTCGAAGTCATCAGTAGTCAGCTCTCTGGACATCAGCTTATGCATCGTAGAGCAGGAAATCTTCTCAACCCCGGCCCGGTATGTATCAAACTCCGTCCACCAGTAACGGGGAGCTATGATATCAGCCCAGACCATGATCATCCGGAGGTGCTTCGCATGCTCCGGCCCAGCCTTCTGGAGCTTTTCAGACAGGCTCTTATCAGCAGAGCCGACCTTAATTCTCATTTCCTTGAAATCAATCTGAGTATCGTTCCTGTCCCAGCTATTCATGGGATTCCGCATAGCCGTCATGGCAGGAAGGATTCCTGCGTAATCAAGAAGCTGTATTTTCATGTGCTTCCTTCTCCTCTTCTCTGAAAATATTGCTGTACCAGTCCTTATCCTGACTTGCCGTGATACAGTCGTTGCAGACATATCCTGCCCACAGCTTTCCCCCGGCAGAGCCCATTACAAAGCTCAGCAACCGGTTTTCCTTCTTGCACCATGGACATGTCCCGTATTTATAGTCCGACATCGTATACACCTCAATCGCATGAGTTTCCGATCTCTACATACACAGCATTGTCCTTAATCCACATGTGATAAACACCGTTACCATTGTGCCAGCGGGTTCCAAGCCCACCGTTCCGCTTGTCCAGCTCATCCAGCACGGCCTTCTTCATTTCCTGATAGTACATTGCATTCAGATCAGCCAGTTCTGCTTCCGTAAACCCGGAAACCTTCATGGTCTGCGTCCCTATGCAGTCAAACGTTTTCAATACCGTCAACGGCATCATTTAAGCTCTCCCTTCAGGTATTTGATGATTCTCGCAGGGCTCTGCCTTCTGGAGCAGAACCGGAACTTGACTCCGTACTTTTCCTGCATCGTGATACAGGCTTTCCTGAGAGCAACAGGATTCACCAGCGTCATCGGGTCTCCAATCCTGTGAAAGCGCCCTGAAGTTCTGAATTTCGGCACTTCCCACATGTCCAGTCTGCCAAACGGTGGAATCTCTTCCACCAGCACGACCAGCTGAATTCCCTGCTCCTGCGCCCTTACGCATTCTGCTTTGAATCGCCTGTGATCTGATGACATGACATTGTGGCTGAGTTCCAGAATATCTGCCTTGGTATCGACGGATATCGTCCCTCCGGGCAGCATGTAGTCCCCTACATTCAGGCATTGCCGGACGATCTCAATCCCCATTCTCCGGCAGTAGGATTCCACGTTCTTGTGCTGTCCTACCTGATTCCTCGTGTCTTCAAGCAGAGTCACAGCTCAGACCTCCGATGCTTGACTTTCTTAGGATGGTAGATATTCCTCGTCTCCATCAGTTCGTCGTACCGCTTAACCTGAGCCTTAAACCACGCCTTATCCACACCGGCCTGTTTCATCAGTTGGGCTAGCGGGTCTTCGAGATTGATGGCGTGGCTGTAAATTGTCTTATACTCCTCGCTCAGAAACCACTCAGCGACATCAATCAGATCGATCATGGCGCACATAAAGCCGTAGTCCGTTCTGCACTTCCCGTCTTTAATGCGCTTAACACTGCTTACAAAGTCCCTGGCAGCTTGTGCGACAACGTTGTTAATCAGCGTATCGATAGCTGCCTGATCACAGATATCCGTGTCCTTCGTAAGCCACTTTCCTTTCGTCCACAGCTTATTTGTCAGACACCAGTCATCAACCTTGGCGATCATCTTCACCCGCTCTCCGGGTTCAATGTTTCCTGTCTGCTTCCCCCTGTAAGCGCTGGCGGTAGGAATCTGTTTCCCGGTCTTGTTGATGTAACTCAGGCCCGCGCAGTTGGTGATAAACTCATGAGAGAATCCGCGAAGCTTTACCCAGCCCCTCACAGGCTTCCTACCGGTGGTCTCAACATGGATATATCCATTTGTAACAGGCTGTCTTCCAAGCACGACTACACTCCTGTAAAACGGGACCGTCGCAAGGGTTTTGCTCTTCATGTCGGGCTTGTCCTTAACGTATGCTTTTTTAGCTACGCACCATAGTTCCTGTTTGCGTACTGGCATAAATCAAATCCCTCCGAAAAATAAAGGAAAGTGGCGTGGCGGTGTCCTTTAACCGACTGCTGTGGCTATGTCTGTTACCACGAAGGCAGGACACCAGGCAGAACGCAAACGGAAGTTGCGCATCGAGGAGGCTGACCGTTCCCATGACAGTCCCGGTCATTTTTTCGACCCGGTGGCTTATAGCCACCATGCCACGCCACGGGTGGTCAATTAGAATGGAACATCAATGGCTCCGGAAACCTCCGTGAAACTTGGCGTTTCGCTGGTCTTCTTCCTGCCGTCACGGGGCTTCATGACCTTGCACTTGCCGTCCCGGACATCGCTCACGGTTTCAAACTGGACGATCTCCGTGGTCTCCTTGTCGCTTCCGTCGTTGCCGGTGTACAGGCTCTTCCGGACGCTAATGCCGACTTTCTTCCCGACGAGCTTCTTTTCGTCCCAGTCCCAGCGGTATCCGGGATTGCTTTCCTGTACGCAGAAGATGTTGCCCTCGAACCGGTTCTTCACCCAGGGTTCATCAGACGCAATGGGCGGTTTCAGCCGAAACACTCCGCGATACTTGACATCCTTGCCAAAGCTGCTCTGCTGTTCTTCGAAAACCTTGTGATACTGTCCGGCATACTCACCCTCAGTGATCTCTAACATGACCACGATCAGGTCGCGGGTGTTGTCATAGCTGGGCTCCAGCCGGACGCCCTGAATCTCAGCCACATAAGCTCCCGGAACGGGCAGCTGGGCAAAATTGCTGTGTTTCTTAGCTTCGAATCCTTCATAAGTTGGTTTCATCTTTCAAATCCTCCGTGTCTACTTGATTTATTATTGTCAGCGGGCATCTGAGCCCGGTGAGCTCTCTGCTGTACAGCGTCTCGTTGGTGATATGGCAGATATCCCTGTCAATCGTGTCGTAATGCCGAAGAAACATGCAGTATTTGCACTTTACTTCGTCCTCTGGGAAGCTGACATTGATGTCGAGGTTGCAGACGGTGTACTTTGTGATTCCCTTGTCGAACCTTCCCAATTCTTAGCCCTCCCGTAGAAATCGGTGATTTCATGGAGCAGATCGGTCGCTAGTTCCTGTTCCAGCCTGTCCCCGGATACGGCAATCATGTCCAGCATCCGGCATACATCGCGCATCATGCTGGTCATTTACCCACGCTCCAGTCACTTAGCGCCAGGAATCTTGTCGCTGGTCGTCACCACGGCCTTCGGAGCCTTTCGTTCCTTAACCACAGGTGTCCCAAGCTTCGCCAACTCGTAATACTCCCGGATGGTGGTATCAACTGCCTTCAGATCGTTGTCGATTTCTTCCGGGAACATCTCCATGGGGCTTTTCGCCGTCGTTACGCCGTCACTCTGGGTGGTGAACCAGTGCCGTTTCCCGTCCGTCTGGGCATATAACACGATGGAGAACAGGCTTTCCAGCGTGAGCTGGCTGTCAATCATCTTTCCGGCAGTCTTGGCCTTGAGCTTCATCCCGTCGTCGGACCGCTCCACATGCATCAGGAAGTAGGTGATGGTATCCTCCGATGTCTCCCGGATGGCGCACTGCACCAGATCATAGAAGTCCTTCGCAGCCTGGGTGAACTTCCCGTATCCGGGTTCCAGACAACGGTTAAACAGATAGAATGTCATCGCCAGCCCAATATCGTCCAGCACATAGCAGTTGCGGGAGTTCTCACGGAGCTTGCTCTTAATGAATTCATAATCTGCCGTGTTCGCCACCGGCAGTTTCTTCCGGAAAGGAAGAGGTTTCTGGCTGATGTTGAAAATCCCAAGCTCATCAGCTTCAAAGTTCCGGAGAGAAGCAGACTTTCCGGAACCGCTTTCCCCGTAGATCAAACAAACCTTGCCCATTGACTGTTTCCTTTCTCCTGATGTATAATCAGGGTACCGACTTCTCTTAGACCGTGGTCTGCTTGCCCCAGACTGCGGTCACTTTTCATTTCTGTACTGATAACCGACAATAACGTTCCGACTGCGATTGAACACATTCGGTTTCGGTTGTTGAACATCCAGCAGATAATCCACGAATGTTCCGTTCTGCATCGCTATCCTGATATTGGATGGATACTCGTTCGAACCGTCCCACTCGCATTTGATATCCAGCAGGGGCTTAATCCGGTTCGTCCGTCTTCTCTTTGCCACATCTTTACCTCCTCTCCAGTCTTCTTTTGCTCCCGACCGACCTTGTGACGGGCGGTTTTCCGTTTGTCCGCTTCATCACCCAGGAATCCAGGGTTTCTTCGGACACTCTGATGCGCTTCCGCTCTGTTCCGCTGATCACGGAATAAGGCATCTGGTACATCAGGCTGATCGCCGTCCTTCTGGCGACTCCAAGCCGTTCCGCAACCTCATCCGGGCCAAGCCAGACAGTCGCCATTACCTACACCCCACTATCCACATCAGGAATGTCGCGATAAGCGGAAAGCCACAGACCATCAGGTGGAAGTTCCTTTTCTCTGCTCTCGCCTTCCGGGCGTCCGCTTCCAGACATTTCTGTGTCAAATAGTCTCTGATATTCGTCGGAGGTATTGGTGTAGTTAACCGTCCATTCATCGTCCATAACTCCCTTCCGCGTATAGATGGTTCCGGCATCGCATTTCGGTCTGCCATAACTGACGACGATGCTGTCGAGCGTATCGTCCGCAAAGACATTGATTAAAAGCTGTGCCCCGCGCACATGATCGATGCCGGTCTTCTCCATCATTCCCCGAAGCTGTTCCGCGATGGCCTGACCGAACTGCACGAGATTCTTGACGGCTAATTTCTTTTCGTGGCTGTATGCTACTGCCATGATCTATCCTCCTTCTCTCTGGTCTATTTTAATTAGACCGTTTCGGTAAAAAAAGAAATCCTGTTGATGTTCACTGCATACAAATCAGCAAGCTTCCGGAGCGTTTTGATGTCTGGAGCCGTTTTCCCGGTCTCATAGTTAGTAATCGTTTGTCTGGACACGCCGATCTGACTTGCAGCTTCTTCCTGGGACAGTCCGGCGTTTACTCTCGCAGCCTTCAAAGAAATTTTAAATTCGCTCATGTTGTGGTTTCACCCCCTTTCAAAGCCCCCTCATCATACACTATTTAGATTAGACTGTCAAGACATTTTGATAAAAAAATTTGACAATTTGCGTTTCCTATTATACAATTTGCAAAAAGGAGGACAACGCCATGACAGATAGAGAAGTTTTCCAGAAAAATATCCAGAAGTTCCTCGACGATTCAGGGACAATGCAGAAAGATTTGGCTTCCGCTGTCGGTGTAAGCAGCAAGACCGTCAGCGCATGGATCCGGGGCCGTGGATATCCCCGTGCCGATGTGATGGAAAAAATCGCAAAATTCTTTGATGTGCGTCTGTCCGACCTCGTAGATCAGGAACCAACTGAAGACGAGGAAGAAACCATGTTGGTGAATATGTTCCGGTCACTTTCAACTGCCGGGAAAATCAAACTGCTGGAACGTGCGGAGGAACTGGTCGTTCTGTACGGGAAAAAATCTAGCGCTGTTTCCTCTGGGGAGGTCGCTGGCTGATGGCTAAAAACAAGCAGAGAGCTGACGGCCTGTACAGAGCGTGGTACAAAGGCAAGCAGTTCTATGGAAAGACGGATGCTGAAGCCAAGGCCAAGCGTGATGCTTATAAATATGAGTGCGAACATGGGATAGAACAGCAGATGCCAATCGTCGTGTTCGATCTGGTCAGCGACTGGCTGAAGATTTCGAAAGTTGGCATTCAGAAATCCACCTATAACCAGTATGTTGCATGCATGCAGAAGCTCACGGATACTGTCGGGGATAAACTCGTCTCTGCTGTAACTCCGTCAGACATAAAGCGCGTCTGGCTCCTGTATGATGGTCTGTCCCAGTCCTACATCAACAAGGCTGTCTTTCTCTATAAAAGCTTCTTCCAGTACGCAATCGAGAATGGATACTGCCGGAGCAATCCGGTTATTGCTCCGTCCGCGAAGCCCCATAAAGGCACAAAAGGGACGCACCGCGCGCTAGAATCCTGGGAAATCGAATTAATCGAAAATACCCCTCACAGATGCCAGCCAGCTGCCATGTTCATGCTGAAAGCCGGCCTCCGGAGGGGCGAAGCACTCGCTTTGAAGAAGGAAAATATCTACGAAGGGCAGATACATATCGTAAATGCCGTTAAATTCGTCTCTAACAGGCCTGTTGTAGGTGGAACGAAGAATGAATCATCCGTGAGGAACGTGCCCTTATTTGACGCTTTAAAGCCGTTTTATGACGATATGGGTGATTTGCTCCTCCCGTCAGCAGAAAACAAGCTCTGTTCTGAGACTGCCTTCACCCGTGCATGGGAGTCATATATGCTCTGCTTATCAAAGAAAGCTGGCAGGAAGGTAGACATCCGGCCCCATGACCTCAGGCACACTTTTGTCTCCGAAGCCAGAAACAAAGGTGTCGATATCCATGTCTGCATGCGCTGGTGCGGGCACTCCTCTGAAAGGATGATCTTGGAGATCTACGATCATGTCTCGTCAGACAGAGAGCAGTTAGCCACTGACATGATGAATGGCACAGTTAAAGAACAGTTAAATCAAAACAGCCAATCCTCGGACCATAAGGAAAATCAAAGCGCCTAGGCTACAAAACGGTTTAACTACGAATCAAAAGGTCGTGGGTTCGAATCCCGCCGGGCTCACTTCCCCGGAAGCTTGAAAAATAAAGGCTTCCGGGGTTTTCTTATGTCTTTCCGTTAGTGTATTTTAGGGTATTTTAGGGTACTCTATAACTGTGTAACACAGTTAAAAAACAGTTATAAAAAACTCCGGATTTTTCCGGAGTTTTTGCATTGGAATGCGTTGTAACGTTTTTATTTAAATCTTTGCTCACGAGTCAATCCCGAAAGGTTCTGACACCAAATCCTCTATGCGCATTGGATTGTCGCGAGCTACCGCTACTCTATGCCCCGGGGACGAGCTACGGTCTTAGATTGAGGATTTATCTTTTTAGGCACTCATGCCATGCGCTAACTGCTATATGTCCGAAGACACCGCAGACCAAATTGTATGTATATTATTCGTTTTCAGGAGGTTTGTCTACAGCAGGCTCCAGAACATAGGTATCCTGTGCTCTGGCAGCATCGATCAGCCCCTCGCCGATGATATATGCTACCACGGCAGCGCCAGCCATGATCAGCGCAGCTACCTGAGTCGCAGTCTCCTGACTGCCATGAAACGCGATGATCAGCATCGTCACAAACTCAGCTACCGCAGCCCAGAATTTCCTGCTCGTCAGCTTTCTCTTCATGTCTTCGCTCATCTTGCTACCCCTTTCTTCAGATTGGCAATTGTAGAACCTTGTCCTTCAGCGCTGTAATCGTTCCGTTCCCTCCCAAGGAATGATAAGCATCATATACCTTTTCGAATTCATGCTTGTGCTCGGTTGAGCACTTGCCATCCGTCAGATACTTCTCACCCTCTTCTCTGAGTTTAAACATGAGCAAATACTTCATCCCGTCAGCGATTGCTTTTTCTGTTTCTTTATCATGCTGGACACGCTCAGCAAGCCTTTTATATCCAGCAATCAGCCCCGCAGCCACAATTCCGAAGATGAATTCAATCCAGTACTTAGCGATAAATTCCCACAATTGTTTCACCCCCTTCCAAGTGTTGCGCGGACGATTTCGATCTGCTTCTCGATCATCTGCAAGGCGGTTTCGATCTTTTCACGATCTTCGATCGTGATGCTGTCGCCACTTTCGCCTTCCTGCCCGGAATACTCCAGGTAATTGGACATCATCCACCCCTGGCGTCCACTATATTCTACTTTACACCATTGACCCTGATCTGTTAAGACTTCTACCACAGACCCCACAGGAACACGCATAATCAGCTTTGCGTCCTTACGAGCGTTTTCACGCATATTGACGGTCTCTCCGGCAGAGCCAGTTGGCAGAACGACTTTCGCTTCCATACCGATCACATCTTTCTTCTCTGAATTCGGATATTCAACTTCCTGCAAATAAGCTACATAATCCCAACCGTTCTTCGCTGTCAGACCGTCTCTGGAAAAACCATCTTTTGTGCTCTTTGCATTGAGGACAAACCTTGCGTCATCGTCTACCAGACCAATGTGATAATAGTCGGAGACATCGCCCGTGTAGCTAGTCCCACGTTCCCTGTATCGTTCAGGCAGATCATATCCTTCTTCCCCAGGTTGTTTCGCTTTAAAAGCGACCATACCCGGCTGTGCCATACTGATCGGAAGCATGCCATTGACGACCCATCTCCGGGCGATACCATTGCTCCCATGGATGATCGACTGCCCAAGAAGCTTTTTATATGCGTACACAAAAGCGCCGGAACAGTCAACACAGCCATGTTCGGCAGCGCCCCATGAATACGCCCAATGTTCCCTGTACATTGTCTGAAAAAGCGAGATTAGTTCATTCACAGAAATCATCGTCGTCACCTCCGGCGGACACAAGCGCGATGGCAAACAGCGTCACACCGATCCCAATCCCAAGCCCTACCAGAAACTGAATCATGATGCGTTACCTCTCATTGACTGTTTCTAAACGCTTAGAACCTCACCATCTGCCCATTGGGAACATAGAAAATTCTTATCGTAACTGTTCCGGTGCAATCTGAATTGTCCGTGCCAAAGAGTTTCAGACCTCCACCGCCAGACGCGACATCTCCGTAGACCATAACCCGATTTCGCATGTCTGCCGTCGAACCGGCAATATACTTCCATGTAACCATCTGATAACCGGATATAGTCACACCGGACCCAAGATCAATCGCGACGCGCCCCTTTGCTGGAACAGTAACGCTGTTTGATTCAAAATCCCTGAAGTACAGTTTCGGTGTCCTAATCGTCCCGCTAGCCATTCCCATCAGTCCTTTCTATTACGTTCAATCTTTAGTCAACTATGGGTCAAGTAAAATTGAATCCGTCATTCAACTATGAATCAACTATCTTTCAATTGTCGTTCAACTATCAGTCAAGTAAAACTTGTGCGTGGCCCAACGAATTGAACGTGAGATTAAGTCCAGTAGTGCTATCCTTGCGGATGACTTTGCTGAGAACCAGACACCATGCACAACTGTATTAAAGTGTTATCTCAAAGTTCGTGATTGCTCAACCCCTTGCATATCAATGGGTCTGAGGTGCTACCACTCCAGATTGACAAACCCACTTTAATTCACTAACCTATCAGTAGGAGGTGATATAGATGGGTATCAACGGAGGTCGCTCCCTTCGTGGCATCGAAGAGCAAGGCTTTGAGCGCATCCAAATTACTCTCCCGCCATCCTTGTATGAGCGTCTGGAAAAGTTCCGTGAGGACGAAGAGCGTCCACGGTCTTGGGTAATCCAGAAGGCTCTGGACGAATGGCTGAAGAAGAAGGGCTACTAACCGTCACGGGGCTGGTAGCCCCCTTCTTTTTTACTTACCAATACACACTGATGTGTATTAAGGTGTTATTAAATTGGGTTGAATAAAGCGTATCCATATGCAAAGATTAGCAAGAGATCGACTATCCAAATTATTGAAAGCCACGGCTGCTTGATTGGTTTGTTATACCATTTCATTTAGTCACCTTCTTTATGGTGTTACTTAAACTTCAAAGCTTGATTAGCGTTTATCCAGCCCATCCGCCAATCGTCAGACTCACTCGAATCAAAAGGCAAGTCATTTAACCGTGCCCTATATCCTGACAAGTATTCATCGGACAATCCAAGTTCAATCATGTTATAAGCCTCCTGCTATTGTAAGAGCGGGTGAGGATTTGCACCTCACATGAAAACCTGCCGTTTTCGGTGCTTTGTTGGTTCCCTACCACCTTGTTGCTCGCTGCGTCTACCTATTCCGCCACCGCATTAATTAAGGTGTTATTTTACTCCTGTAATTTATGAACAAAATCCCTATAACACGCATCGGCAATCTGCATATATCCGCTATATGCAGGATGCACACCATTTGATTGATATGTTTCATTTGTGCTGTTTCTGGTATTTACATTTCTTGTCGATTCCTGCATATTATATTTGCTGTCAAACTGTCCAGAAATATTCAAGAAATAAACATTTTCTGTTTCATTCGCAACTTCAGCATACCATTTGTTCAACGTGAATACTCTGTCAATCATGTCATAATAAGCAGAATATGAATTGTTTGCCTGATAATTTGAAGCCAATCCATCCCTTGCCGGAATTTCTAACCCCATCAAAATAATTTTGCAATTTGGAAATGATGATTTCACATTATTGATAAATGTGTTGACAGATGCTTTATAGCTACTTTCTACAAGCCCACCGCCGTTCCAACCAAGCAAAACATAAATATAATCGATCGACGATACGCCCATTCGGGTTGCATATGCTCCAAAATCAACCTTGTTCTCACTACTGTTCCAGAATGGATTCCCCGGTGCTCTTTCAGATGCGGTATAAATGATAGGTTCATGATTCAGACCACCGCTAACCCATGTTAATGTACCTGTTGCAGGCAATATTCCGCTCGTTGATACACGTATAATTATAATTTGATTTTGCTCAATTGTTTCAAGTTTCCATTGTGTGTTATTTGCATCTTTATAAATACTGTGCTGATCGTCCTGTGTTTTGCCGTTATTTTCACAAGTGACTTTCATATCAGTATCTTCTACTGCTCCTGCGCTGTTATATAGGTTAAAAGTCCACCCGCCGATTCCTTCAAAATTCACTCCGTCTATGTTTTTAGAACCGATAAAAGTAATATTCCCAAGTCCATCCCCCTGCGGTGTTCCACCTGTGCCTGTCAATCTTCTCTTAAATTCATGCGGAACCTGACCGCCTACTGCAAGACTATCACCAACATACAGAACAACTTTATTTGATTCTGGCGATGATGCTTTCGGAGCAACGTTAAGTACGATTTCAGTGGTTCCGTACAACTCTGCATGATCCGGTGAATATACACTAACAGAAAGAGTATGGGTTCCAACATCACTTTGTATAGGTGTCACCTGATAAAATCTATCAAATGCTTGTCCTAAATCGCACCGGATAACTACGTCATACGAATCATCATAAACAGATTCAATAAGACCTCTATAAAAAATCTGTAATGTATCTCCGACAACGGCAGAATACTGTTCGGGGCATTTAATAATATCCTTAATTTCTACTTTTAAATCAGGAATAGTCAGAAAGTACACATAAGGTTGATAATCTTGTGCGGTAGTTCCTTCGACTATCATATATCCTTCGTTTGTGGTTCTGTATTGGCTAATGCTCATCCATAGCATTGTGCCAGCACCGTCAAGTTGTGTAATCGTATAACCATTGGCAATTGCTGTGTTCGGTGTATCTGATGTAATAATAGCACCCGTGTCATCAGTATAAAACCAGTTGTATATTTTCGTATACGGTGATGCACATTTGATAGATACCGCTGTTATTCCGCTTACAGGAATTATGAGCGCACCATAATTTGTTGTATATTGATTTAACTCCTTTGTTGCAATTCCGTTGCTGTTAATAACCCATTCGCCAACTGTTGCCATTGTTGCTGGATTAAACAGGTTTGCGCCTTGGTGTTCAACGACAAATGTCGTTTTGCTTGGAGCAATAACATTGCTATTTATTGCTGTTCCATTGCCTACAGATTTTTCTAAATTCGATATATCTTCTCTTGCAATATAGTCAATTACTGTTGAATACGGTATGAAATCTGTTCCTACATTTCCACTTTCAAACTGAATTTTGTAAATGGAATCTACTGCTGTGCCAGAAGGAAATGAGAGAGTAATCTGAGGCATATATCCGTTCGTTACCGTTGAATGTGTTACGCTTTTCCTTACATTATTCTCCCACTTTGTAAGAGTATATAACCCATTTGGAACTAAAGCAGTATTTGATTTAATAAGTATAAGTGATAAATATACGGTCGGTGTTCCAACAACTTTAATAGAACCGTCATCGAGTACGGTTGCAGTTATTCCCGCTCCGGTATATGGAATTTCATAATAGTTGGCAGGATTAATTAAATTGCGAGTCCTGCCACCATCCAATTTTTCTATAGCGCTCTTTAATGAAGATACATCGTCCACCAGTTCATCGTAATTTTCGAGCACAGTGGCAGCAGCATTCTCAGCAATCTGCTCCGCAGTTTCTTCAGCGCGGTCCATCCAGTCTTCCAGAGGAGCAGGAGCATCACCTGTGGTTTCGATGCTTCCGTCAATCTTAGTTGACCCGACGGCAGACTTCACAATTTCGCCGTTGTTCGTAAACTTGAGCTGAATACGACCGTTACCGGCATAGATGATATCACTGTCAGAGATCGTCCAAATAAGGTCGTCGCCGTCCTTGGTGATCTGAGTGGCAGGATACTTATCTCCCCTTGGTGGCTGCACATTAAGAACCGGCACAGCATTCGGATAGTCCCAGAAGACTTCCGAACAGTCAATAATGATCTGTGTGTGGTCATTCTCACCAACATAGCCAAGGTTTAGCGTTTTCTTGGCGAGGTCTTTCAGCATAAGCTTTTGCGTTCTTTTTCCCATAGCTTATTTCCCCTTTACCCGTCGTCAATTAGTTGCAGGAACACAAAGCAATAAATCCAGCGCAGGGATTCCGGCAGCGCAGTCAAGCGTCAGCGTCCCGTCCCCGGTTTCCCATGTGACATCACCGCCGTGCAGGATGAAAAGACTTGTGACTACATGGTCTGAAGTGATTCGCGAATCGTTGAACGTTGCCCGCACAATGCTTGAATTCGCATTGAAGTGAACCGCAAATGGCTGACTCGCTTCAATCCCGTCTACCTTTTCTTTGATCGTCCCGCCGTTCGCAACGTAAGGAATCTCGTTGCCTGTACGGTTTTCAAGATTGCCCACGCTAGTGTTCAGGGAACTGATCGCGTCTTCTACGCTTGTCACAACACCCGCCGAAAGCGGAATGTTTTCGCCGGTCATGCTTTCCAGATCGCTTACCCTGTCTGCGACGCCATCAACAGTGTCCTTAATGGTCTGTTCTGTACCAGGTTCGTACTGAAGCGTTGACCCGTTGAGAGCGCCGATGGCATCCCCAACGGCTTTAGCATCTGCTACCTTGCCGGAAAGAGTCAGGCTTGTGGTGATGTCCGTTTTTGGGATCAGCTTCTCGACTTCC